AGAGTATGTTACGCCTGTGCCGCCTGATAGGTGTGCGTCAATACGTGCTGTAGTGAAATATAAGTTAGAACCTTCTGCTAGATCATCTGTATCGAAGTTAGATAGATTAACAGAGATTAGATTACCGCTTGCGTCTTTAAGAACAGTCTTGTCTGCAGGGGTAACCATGAATACGTTTTTAGTACCACCGCTGAAGTTTACAGCAGAAGTACCATTAGAACCGTCGATGATAGTAGTACGTGATAGAGTGTTACCCGTGTTCCACGTACCAATACCGACTTCCCATTCATCTGTACCAGAAGAGGTATGCACAATGGCATAGTATGTTGTGTCTCCGTTTGTCATGTGTGAGTTAAACGGAGCGAATGTAGCACCAGCACCAGCTAGGCTTACTGCGCCTGTGCCTGTGGTAGTAGTACCTTCTTTAACACGATCTTTAATAACTAATGCCATTGTGCGAATACCTTATTAGCTGATGCGGATAACAGCGTTAGAACTATCTGCAGTTGGGAATACAACCGTAAAGTCACCAGAGGTAGCTGTAACTGTACCACCGAAGTCAAATACTGCGATAGCTTTGTTACCCTGTGATGAGTTATAAATGATAGCACCATCTGCTGAGATAGTTAGGTTAGTAAATACTTCGTCGGTAAAGTCAACAAAAGCTGTACCGCTAGATAGTGTAATAGTTGCACCGTCTAGAACCTGTCCACCTGCTGTGTAGTTTGTACCTGACGCTTCGTCGGAGTTATCTGTAACGTCAGAGTAGTTTGTTGTAGCAGCACCATAAGTGCCTGACGGAGTATCTTTGATAAGTGCGATTTTCAAAGAGTCCGTATCTAAATCGTGAACACCTCCAAGAAGCTCTTGCTTGAAGCTGTTACACATTGCCGTAGTGATTGCCATTTGGAAATGTCCTTATGAGTTAAAAGCACAAAGGGGCCAGTACTTGACCAGCCCCAAAGCTTATGCTAATTAAGCAGCGTTGTAACGTGCTGTTACTAGTGCTTCTGGGCGTAGAATTTTGCGACCATAAAGGTGCATACCACGAACGATGTCAGCAAATGAATCAGGGTCACGGTAGTTCTCAACTTTGTTGATTTGCTCCGCTGAAGCTACTGCTTCGTCCTGACCTGCTACGATAACACCGTAGTTGTCATCCTGCGCTGTTGTACCTGAAGTACCTGCACCTGTACCTTTAGCTGGTAGGTTGTTTGAAACATAAACACGGAAGCCGTGTAGGTTGTTCAATACCAAGCCATTCATTAGGCCAGTCCCACCCCAGTCAGCTTGCAATACGCGGCTGTCTTCGTCTTTTAGGATTTCCATAAAGACTGGATCAACAACAAGCCAACGACCACGTGAGTCAACGTTTGCAACGTCCATAGTACGTGCCATACGTGCAACAACAGTCAAAGGTGAAGTCGTTGTAGTTGACAAGGATGTAGCACCCGGTAGACGTGATGCTAGTGGGATAGAGTCACCAGTTGTAGAAGCTGATGCTGTAGTTGTGATGTGACCAATGTCAGACATGTCTAGGTGGTTAGCTGACAGGAATTCACCTGTTAGGTTAGCCGCTGTGTCATGCTGTGCGTCACCAGATGTTGATGAGATTTTAACACCTGCTGTTGTGTGACCAGACAAGTAAGACAATACGTCTGCGTCCATCGCGTCAGCCATTTTATATGCTGCACGATCAGCAGCTAGGCTAACGTAATCAACGTTTGCAAACTGATCTTCGATGTCATCCATTTTGAATGCGAAGTAGTTAGCTTTGTCGATTGTTAGAGAGAAGTCTTCATCGTTCAACTTCTCAACAGAGATAGCTGTGTGACGCTGTAGAGCGTTAACAGTTACGTCTGGTTCTTTTTGAATACGAACAACGTCACCTTGGTTTGCGATCTCACCAAAGTAAGAGTTGTTTGTGATTGCGTTTGTGACAGCAGATTTACGTAGAGCAATCTGTGCCTGTTTCGAATAGATTACTGGACTCCAGTTACCGTCGAAACCGCCTGATGCGGAAGTAATAGCCATAGTTAATTCTCCTTATAGATATGGCGTTTACGATTAACACGATATCCACTAAAGAGGCTCTTCATGTTAGGGTAGTCAGCTATGCTTCAAGGGTGGCCGCCCTATCTGCGCTGGGCCTATATGTTGAGGTAGTTCTTTGTTGTGGCTAGTGCTTTTGTGAAAAGCATACACACTTTGTGTTGTGTATATGCTATAGTTTTACTTATGATGTAAGCTTTGTCAACTATCTTTTTGACATATCATAAATAAACTTGCCAGAGCGTTGCGCTTCCATGATTTCTTCAGCGCGTTTCTCATATTCTTTAATAGACATCTTTGCTACCTGTGATTCTCGCAAGTAACGTGAAGAGTCATCTGGATCAATAGGTGCAGCTTTACGTGCCTTTACAGACGAAGCTGCGCTCTTGTCCTCTGTAGCTACACGCTTTGTCTTGATACCTTTGTCTGTTTTGTAAAGGTCAAGTACACGTGCTACAGATTTAACGTCATCTACATTATCATATAGTGCGTCTTGTACGACTTTAGGCTGTTCTTTAGCCCAATCATGAAATGCATCATCTGCACGAATCTCTGCAAAGTCAGGATGTAAGCTATACAATTCTGCTTCAGCTTTTTCCTTACGTGCAGTAGTGCGCATCTCTTCGATCTCTTTTAAGCGACCATCTAGTTCAGATGCACGTTCTGTAGCTTTCTTATCAGCAATAGCTTCAATGATACCTGCTACATCAGGATACTGCTTTGCCCACGCATCAATCTCTTCTTCAGACTTTGGTAGTACAAGCTCGTTCTTTGTAGAGGCTTCTAGCTGCTGCTGTAGCTTCTCAAGTTTAGCTGCAGTCTCTTTTTCTTTCTCTTGCATGTGGCGGCGTAGATCACCGTAACGCTGCTTGAAAGTCTTTTCTTCTGCGCTTAATCCAGAATCATCTTCTTGTGCTTCACCCTCTGGCTCTGCTTTAGTTTCTTGTTCTGGTACACTCTCATTTTGTACTTGGGTGTCCGTAGCTCTTTGGCTATCGGGTTCACTATCGTCGGTTTCTTCTTCTGTTTCATCGACTTCACCGCGCATACGCTTTTTGAGTGCTTCTAGTTCTGCCTCATCTGCGTCAATACGTGCTTGGTTACGCTTATGAGGTGCTGCGTTGATGATCTCTGTTTTGATATCAACTTGTTGGGCTTCCGACATTTTTATACTCCTTTATGTGGGGCCAGTCAAGTAGACCGGGTAGCCTTATTATTATATGATTATCGGATCAGGGCCGAGCATTAAATCATGCCATAGTTTTTGTCTTGTGTTTGCTTCCAGCTATTAGAAGCCTTTTGTCCTATTGAGCTAGACTTCTTACTGCTAGACTTGTTGCTGTTCTTAGCTGCAGTACGTGCTTTAATAGCTGCTGTAGCTGCTTTACTTGCTTCAGACTGTGCTTTGATAGCTTTGTGGTAGTCTGCTGAAGATTTATCTTTGATAGAGTTAGCTGCATTTGTAGCTGCTTGCCAAGATGCTGTAGCGGCTGATGCTGCATCACCATAAGCTGCTTGTTGTTCATCTGAACCTGCAGGTGCTGCTGCTGCTGCAGCCATAGCTTTTTCATATGGTGTAGCTTCACGTGCTTTCATACGCTCTGCTGCTCTGTCACGATCACCTTCGTAAGCTCCAAACGAACCACTACGTCTTGCACCTGCGCGTGACTCAGACAAGCTTGGTCCTTGTACACCTGCTTTACCGTCTGCACCAAGTAAGTCACCTAACCATGTATCAGCAAATGATACCTTACCATCGCCACTTGTGTCATCTAGACGCTCATACATACTAGATGCACCACCATAGATTCCAGACTTGCCAAGAAATCCATCATCAGACGTACCGTCATCACCTGTTGATACGATTTCCTGTAGCTTTGCTTTTTGTTCTGATAGTGCTTTATAGCTAGGGTCATTCTTATCCATACTCTCTAGCTGATAAGCAATACCATCAATCATATCATATGCTTTAACACGTGCTTGGCTCTTGGAACCAATACCTGCAGCGATACCTATAGCACCGGGTAACACAGCACCCGCTAAAGTACCTAGAAATCCTGAAGAGCCTAGTGCTTTTGTAGCTTTAGCAAAGTCATCTACTGATGCTTTAGTCCAATCTGTAGCTGATGCACCTTGTGTAAAGGCTTCATCCACTTTGCTCATCTCTGCACCTGAGTCATAATCATTACCACTATCAGATGCTGTTGTTGATGCTGTTGTTGGTGCTGTTGATGGTGCTGCCTCTACTGCTACACCTTCACCTGTAGCTGCTTGATCTGCTGCACTACCTTTAGGTCTAAAACCTTGTGGAATAAACGTCATAGGCTGACCATTCATAAACTGAATGTACATAACCTCACCAGCATCATTCACGTATTCTTTAATCTCGAATCCACCAGTAGAACCTGTAGGGCTAAATGGGTTTTGTGGTACTGGTGTAGCTGTTACATCACCCCCGGGTGCGTAACCCTTTTTACCCCATTTACGTTCACCACGCTCAATAGGGTTACCCATAAAGCTCTCGAAGAAACCCATGTCATCGTCACCCATCTGCTCTTTGTAGCGATCAATAGGTGTTTCACCATATTCGTCTTTATCTTTGAACAAAAACTGTAGTAGAGACTCAAAACGATTGATTGGCTCTTCACGATTGATGGCGCGTTCAAGGTAACCACCTTCATCCATCTCTACTTCATCGTCAATCATCTGTAGTTCTGAGATGTCAAACGGTAGGTCATCCTCTGGTTCGATCATCTCCATACCTTCTGGCCCTACTGGTTCACCACCGATACGACCATTCTGTTCCATTTCTGCGTAACCACGTTTAGCTTCAGTACGTAAGTCTTCAAAGAATTTTACACCATAGAAACGTACAACATCTGCAGGAACAACGTATTCACCTTCACTTAACTGTGCAGGGATATCGTCACGTACCTCTTCTGGTGTGGCACCCATAGGCACCTCATTACCTGATACAGGGTCTACACCGATGGTTGTGTCTGGTGCTTCACCTACTTCACCACCTTCAGCGTAACCAGTACGGCTAGACTTGAATACTGCGTCCATTTGTTCATTCATTCCTGAGTCACCAGTCGATGCTAGTAACATATCATCTTGACCACCGTACATATTTTCTCCTGCTAGTCCACCTTCTGAAAACTTACGTCCCAGTATTGCTTCTACCTCATCTCTGTAGGGTAGGTCTTGTACACCTGCAGCCTCTTGTGCTGCTTTTGCTTCTTCACGACTTAAAACTCTATTGACTCGCATGTTGCCACCAACAACCCAAGTCTCTCCATCTGCTTGACCGTCTACATAAGAATAGCTACCACCTACAGGCAGCTTATCATTAATGTCAGTACGGTTTCTTTCTTTCATGTAAGCTGCAAGCTCTTCACTAGTATCGTCAGCCATATCGACCTCTACGAATACTTGATCCTCTGCCCTACGTTTTACATAGTATTTCTTTGTTTCTTCTACTCTTGCCTTATCTTCAGGTGATAATTTTTTATAATCATTTTTATTTATTGTTTTACCATCTAGTTTTCTAAACGTTTTGTGTTTAAATGCTTTTGGTGTTATACCAGCCTTTAGTAAAGTCTGTACCTCTTCTTCAGATACAACTAAATCTTCTGGCCCTAGATGGTGTGCTACAGGCTTTGTAGTAGCGTGATATCCCGGTCTAGCAGCTACAGACCTAACCTTACCAAAAGGTGCTGTTTTACTTGGCTTCTCTACTTGAAAACCTGCCTCTTTAAGGGCTTTTGCTGTCTCTTCATCAGGTATTACTTGTAAGTCACCTGTAGCCTTTTGCTTTTCGCCCTTGGCTCTTTTTGCACCTTTACTGGGTACATACATATTACCATTAGCACCCTTAAACATAATAGGTGGCATTTTAGCATCTATCCATGTACCTACTGGTATTTCATCATCAGCATTTACAAATAAAGGATATAATTTACCATCCTCTGACTGTGTAGCAATACGATATGCAGGGCGTGTTTTCTTAAATGGTTCTTTTGCTACTTTAGGTACGTTACTCGCTACGTCTACAACATTGTCCGTCTGACGTGCCATGTCAGCACCCTTGCGGATCATATTTTTTGCGGCAGTACCAAGGCCGGGTATAAGACCTATAGCTTCTGTACCTGCTAATAAGCCAATCTTTAAATAATCAGGCTCTTCTTTTTTTAGCTCATCTTCTATGTCAGAAACAGTCATAGCAGTACCTATACCGGGTAGCATACCTGCTATGTTTTCATAAGCATCAGATTCTTCTACACGTTGTCTATATGACCCTGTAGGATCACTACGTCTAGGATTTCGAGCCATTTACCTGTTCCCTCAGATGTTTTAACTTACGCAGAGTAGTTATAGCACCTTGCGCTCTATAGAAGATGACTGGCTCTGTAGCCTGTTCCATCTGCTTGTGTTGTAGGTGGATTAAGTCATCTACGTGTTTAAGAAACTCTTCGTATAGTTCTTTATCGTTGACTAGTTTTTTAAGCGACATTACCTGTAAATCCTTGCTCACCCGGTGTAGGTGCTGTACCCACTCCTACCTGTGA